GCGGGCCGTTATGGGTGTTGCACCCGTGGCGGCTCCGTCCGTTTGCTGAGGGTGCCCGCGTACGGTGCGTGGCAGCGACACACGTGTGCCTGAAGACCTTTTGGAGAAGGTTAAGCAGGAGTGTGTTGGCGGCCAGTTGTGTACGCGCCGGAACGGGATGCCTTCCAAAGACCGCAAGTTTGTTGTTGCGACCGGTCTTGGCCCAGACCACAACCTGGGTGTTTATAACAATAACACAAACACGCTTGAGCGGGCCTTCGTCGAACGGTACTTTTTATGTGCCGAAGATGGGGGCTTTCGACCTGCTCTTGCCGTGCCCTCGGATGCATTCCGTACCACGCCGTTCAAACAGTTTTTGCACAGTGTGATCGATAACATGCCAAACCTGCCCCGTTTGAGCCGTCAGCAAGTTGTTGACCGCTATACCGGCAGGAAGCGTGCGGTCTACACTGAAGCGCTGTTGTCCTTGCAGAGAAAGTCGCTCTGCATACAGGACTCGAGGCTGACGTCGTTTGTAAAATTCGAGAAGCAAGATGTTAGCAAGGCGCCCAGGGTCATCAATCCCAGGACGCCACGTTACAACCTGTGTTTGGGTCAATACCTGAAGCACGCGGAGAAGCCGTTCTTTTCGGCCATCAACGCTGCGTTTGGGGGTAAGACTAAAGCTACAGTCATCAAAGGTTTCAATGCCGACGTGTCGGCACAGCTGCTGAAATCTAAATGGGATCGTTTCCGTCAGCCCGCGGCAGTGGGGCTGGATGCTACAAAGTTTGACATGCATGTGTCGATGGAAGCTCTGCAATATGAGCATTCGTTTTACACGCGCCTTTTCCCCGGTTCGAAGGAGTTAAGTAGTCTACTAAAGATGCAATTACGAAACAGCGGTAACGCGTATGTACCTGATGGGCAAGTGAACTTCAAAATGCGAGGGACACGATGCTCTGGTGATCTGAACACGTCTTTGGGCAACTGCCTGTTGATGTGTGCAATGATCAGTGTGTACGCGAAGATCCGTGGTACTACCATTGAACTAGCCAACAACGGCGATGATTGTGTTGTGTTTCTGGAGAGAGGGGATCTTGACAAGTTCATGAGGGGACTGGACAGGTGGTTCCGCGGCCAAGGCTTTGCCATGGTTTGCGAGGAGCCGGTGTTCGAGTTCGAGCAAGTCGAGTTCTGCCAGACGAAACCGGTGCTCTTGAGCACTGGGTGGCGCATGATGCGCAACCACAGCAGTGTGCTAAAGAAAGACCCCATGTGCCTAATCCCTGTGCCCAATGACAGCGTGTATCAGAAATGGTTGCGCGCCGTCGGCGAGTGCGGGTTGGTGCTCGCGCAAGGTTGCCCAGTCCAGCAATCGTTCTACCACATGTTCTACAAGTCCGGCAAAGAGTGCAGCGAAGGGCTTAAGGAGCACGTGTTCCGTGGTACATCCATGGGTCAAAGAATTGATGGCTTGGCAGTGGCCGAAGTGACGCCAGCATCGAGGGTAAGTTATTACTACGCCTTCGGTGTGCTACCAGATGAGCAAGTGGAAATGGAACGTTTTTATCGCGTGGGCAGTATGGGTCCCATCGACACTACGGTGGTCGAGCGCGATGCGTTGGTGATCGAGCCGGGCTTAATAAATTTCTAACACAATTTACAAGTCCACCAACGTTCAGGAATATGCCTATCCGGGCAACGAACAATACCAAGAAGAAAAGCAAGAAACCGCCACGCGTGCAGATCGTAAGGCAGGAGAAGAAGAATGAAGTTACATTGTTGGGTCAAGCGCTGCGTGCGCTTGGATCGGCAGGAGGGAGTGCGCTTGGGGGCATGCTTGGCAACAGCCAAGTCGGCGCCCACGCAGGGAGCTCGCTCGGGGCAGCTGTGTCTCGTTGGATTGGGGCTGGTGATTATAGCGTTGACTCTAACAGTATTGTTAAGTCGGTGCGAGCGTCGCCCTCCATCCCCATGATGCACCGCGACGGCCAAGCCATCACCGTTCGCCACAAGGAGTATCTCGGTCAAGTGCTGAGTTCCGTGGCCTTTACGGTCGGTCAATCGTATCCTCTCAATCCAGGCGCTTCTGCCACCTTTCCGTGGCTCAGCCGTCTCGCTAGCAACTACCAGGAATACTCAATCAAGGGCGCAGTCTTTCACTATGTGCCTACGTCGGGGAACGCCATTTCCGGAACCAATAATGCTTTGGGGTCGGTGATGATTCAAACCACGTACAGATCCACTGACACGCCTCCCACGGCGAAGGTGGAAATGCTGAACGAGTACTGGGCCTGCGAGTCGGTTCCGAGCGAGTCATTCTGTCATCCGATCGAATGCGACCCGCGCGAGAACCCGTTCAATGTGCAATACGTCCGCACGGGAGCAATTCCAAGCGGCGACACCAAGCTCATTTATGACCTCGGAACAACCTATGTAGCGACAAGCGGCCAACAAGCCGCCGGCGTCGCACTCGGTGACATCTGGGTGACCTATGAGGTTGAGTTGCGCAAGCCGATTGTGTCCAGCAATGCAACGCTGGCCATCAACCGGTTCTCGGCCATCTACAACGGCACGATCACTGCGTCGAGTCCGTTCACTACGTTGGCCGTTCAGAACGGAACTTTGCC